GGCATAATCTGTTCCAAGAACAATAATGTCTTGGATAGAGCTCAATTTGACTGCCATTTGATTGACAGCCAAGATCAGCTCCATGGGTTGCATCTTTCCAGCTTTCCGCAAGGCATGCTTAATGATTTGGAAATATTTTCCTTCCGTATAACGGAGCCCATTAGGGAGAATCATCAAAGAGGCCAGTTCACGAAGAACAAGGCGGACAGCCCGGAAATGGGTATACAGATCACTATCCACTCCAAGCAAATTGCAAAAGGAATCCCACCAAATAGGGGTAGAACCCCCATATGGTATGGCGGAATTAAGGAGCTCGGTAGCTCCCATCAAAGCCTTTGTAATACCCACTTTGGTTGGCACAATAGAATCAGGCCAACACTGGGGGCACTTGGAGTAGACGGAATCGAACCACTCATTAAGTTGAGTCAAACGGTTCTCATCACTAGTGACTGGATACGGACCCGCAACCAAAGGAATGCGTTTACGCTTAAGGGCCAACCTGACGTGATTACGGACCCAACCTGGAGTCAAACCTTGAATGGTTTGAAACTTCTGAGTTATCTTCGATTTAATTATCAAAGAGACAAAAGAAGTGACCACAGGATCAAGTTCTCCGTTCAGGTAATTTACAGCGCCCTCGTACCGGTCGTTGACCGTGGAAAAGTGTCGATTCACAGACAGGACATTCTTGTCACTGATTGCACGCAACTTACCAATGTTGATAATATTACGGCGGTCAATGTATGCGCCTGCAAATTCTCCAACCTCCGAGGAGATGATCGATTTACCCTGATTGATTTTGCAACCAATTCGGGACATCATCTTCACGTAGATACAGGATACGTCTTCGTCAAATATGGCAATATCATCGCCAAGAAGAGCGTACCCTCCATCCGGGTCTTTATTAAGGCGGTGAAATATTCCGCGGACCAGATAATGATGGGTAAGGCTAAATGCAAAGAAAGAGGGATAGAGACCCAACGGTTGCCCATTGGACCACTGGAACACTCCCTTCGTGGAAGTGTACTCACCCCGAACGGCATAGTCCAACAAGGACAGCTGCTGACTCGGGATCCCCAATTTGCACAAAACCTTACGTTGGAGAGACCAAGGGAACAGGTGGGTGGCGGAGGAAAGGTCAAAACAAGACACAACCTTCCCATCACGGAGTTGCTGTTGAACAGCTTCCCGACCCTTCTCTTGGTTCATGTGACAATCTTCCGGCAACGTAGCCAACAGTCTTTGAAGACCGTCTTTTACGGGTTTAAGGAAACACTGTATGAACTGATACGGGGAAGCAAACAAACGAAGCTTCATCCCGGGTTCTTGAGTGAATCCAACAGAACCGACTACGTTGCTAACGG